ACCCGTGGAGGTAGCCATATAGTGTATGGCTCTGTCAGCAATTCTCCACAGACTCACAATCTTGGGATTGACGCCCCGGTACACTTGAATGATGCGCTCGGCCTCGGCCATGGTGATCTTTGTCCCCTGCTTGAGAGCCAGCATGTGGTGAAACTTGTCGTGCCCCATGCCGTAGCCGCACCCGAGGATCACGGTCTTACCAAAAAATCTTTGCTCCTTGGTGATTTCGGTGACCGGTGTTTGGTAGATCTTAGATGCCATGATCTTGTAGACATCCTCACCGTTAGCGAATGAAGTTACCAAGTCTTCCTGTTTAGCCAGCCACGCAAGGGTCCGCGCCTCGATCTGTGAGGAGTCGCACGAAATGATGACGTGCCCTGCCGGTGCGCGGAGAGACTTCTTCAAGGCGGAAGCGTTGCCCCTACTAGGTAGGTTCTGCATATTAAGTTTGTCAGACCCGCCCCATCTGCCGGTGTGAGCTGCGTAGTATTTAAGAGGGACTGGCAGGGGGCCGCGTTTGCCTATGCCGATGAACCGCTCGGTGCGAGACTCCTCGATTGTCGTCTTGACCCCAAGCCGAGCGGCCACCACCGCTTGTACCCGCAGGTCGGGATGCTCAAGAAGATCCTGCAAACCTTGGTCCGTCTTGGCAAAGGCGTAGGTTTGTTTGCCCGTAGTGGGAGAGGTTTTGGTGGGCGGGGGAACATCAAGTCTGCTGAGTATCTGTGCAAACCTTGGATTGCTCATCACGTCCTCAAGGTTTATGTCGGCGTCCTTGAGTAGCTTCGCCTTGTTCTCCCGCACTTTGATGAGGTGATCTTCCAGCAACGGCACGTCCACCTCAAGAGTCGGCTCGGTGAACATGCGGATCGTGAGGTCGATCAGCTTGAGTTCTTTTAGAGGGAACTCCTCAAACGTGAAGTCCTCGTTGGCACGGAAGGTGTACATCCGTGTATATAACCCAGCGGTTAGCTCCACGTCGTTTCGGCAGTACGACATGTACCGCTCCATCTCGATAGGTGTAAAACTTTTACGCGTCTTACCCAATGCGTTAATTACTTCGTCCCCTTTTGTACCTATCTTGAACCACGTGGCTAGGTGGGCTAGTCCGACCCTGCACCGCGTCCCCAATAACGCTTGAGCCATCGACATAGTGTCAGCCCAAGCCTTCGGGTAAATCTCAAAGTGCCACGCCATAATTGCCGCATCAAAAAGCGCGTTGTGAGCACAGGCGAGGGAATTCCCCCAATCGAACTGTTGTAGCCAATCCTTCGTCTCGGCACGCGAGCCAGAAAAGCTCTGCGTTTCCTCATCGTCCACTTTAACCGCCACGCCGATGACTTCAAACCTTGGGTCACGTATGTACTCCTCAGTAGACATTTTGGAGAGACTGAAGTCTCGGTCGTAGTAGGTCTCAAAGTCTATGGTGATCAAGAATTTTTCTCCACGATTTGCCAATAAAGCTCTTCCAGCAAGTCTTCAATGGTGTCGCCGTGCCCTGTCGCAAAGCTGCGTTCCACCATCCACTTAGCTACCTTCTTTCGTTCATGCGCGGCAACAAGAGCGGCAAAGCGTTCAAGTCTGTCAATCACTAAACCGTGAGCGTTCAGTTCGGCCCCCAGCGCCATGCGGATGATGTCTTCTTTAGTCATTTCTCTCCCCTTGCGCGGATAGCGACGGCGCAATCTGGTGCGCGGTAATGGGTTATTCTGCCGTCTACTTCTTCACACAACTTGGCGCACTCTTCCCGTTCATGCGCGGCGACAAGAGCGGCAAAGCGTTCAAGACCGTCAAGATTGGCAATCTCCCAGGTGCCGTAAAAGTACGGCATCCGCGCCTCTTTTGCCATTCTGATAATGTCTTCTTTATCCACCGTTTTTCTCCCGCAACTTGGCTTCTACGTCTCTAACTAATTGAACCAAAGCCGGGGCGTCTTCGTAACTAGGCCACCAACTTGGCAGGGATTTAATCTCCTCATACGTCAGCCCGACCCACGGGCGTTCAATCACATCGTGCCCTGCTTGTTTGTAGGCTTCTGCTCGCCATAATGCGGCGCGTCGCTTGTGGTATTCACATTCTGGGCAAGTCATGTGTTCTTCTCCTTCAGCCTCGCCTCAAGCGCGGCTATCATGTCTATGACATACGGTCGATTCGCCATCGAGATTTCTTTTGCTTCTTCTTTAGTCAGCCCGACCCACGGGCGGCGCGGGTTGGTGTCTGATCTATTGATACAAGACGCAGGGTTTTGTGTTGCTAGAGCGTCAGCTTTGCCTTGGTGATATCCGCGTTCGTAATCAGTCATTAAAATAAAGCCTCCGGTACGTTGGACAAGTCCAACTTGGGTTTACGTTTCCTTTTAATTTTCTCAACCACGTGTGGGTATGGCGGGGGATGCCATACCCACCGGATCACCTTGCCTTCATCGTCAAGGATTCCGTATCTCACCACCGATCCTTTTTTACTTCGGCCAGCTTCTCCATGTAGTGCAAGCATTTGCCCGCGTCGTTAGAATCTTTTAATCCTTTACGCATAGCGTATTTGATGATGTTGCCCTTGAGGAACCCTATAAATTCCTCGGCAGTCAGCACGGATTGCATAACGTCCCACGGTGGGACTCCCATCTCTTTGTAATGGTCGCCACCTACCTGATATGTATCTGCTTTCATGCGTCCCTCGCTTTCATCATGTCGTCTGCTATTTGATATGCTCTTTTAGCTATTTCATGGGGGTACATATCATAATCTCCAGTTACAAATCCCTCCATAGCTTTAGCCGCAAAGTAATCTCGGAGTGTTAGACCTTTATATCGGTCGTTATGTGGACTTGGGAATGCTGGGGGGTTTATCATATACGTTTCTCCTTAAAACCAATTGGGGCCAATCGTTTATAACAACTTTCACACTTCCAACGAAACCCCTTGCCTTTCGATGTCGGGGTTTTGTACACCGCTTCTTTAAAACGGCATTGCTGGCATCGGGGGGCAGCGGCTAGTCTTTCCTCACTTAGACATTTGTCCTGCAAGGTACGCCTCCTTCAGAACTTTCTCTTGGTTACCTACGCGCAGCAATTGTTCTTTGAGGTGCTTAATCTCAACCTGAGATTGCTCGTACCCCACATCCCACCCTGCCGACCACGCATCATAGATAGCGCCCTCCATCGGGTGATACCCACCCATCGGCATGTTCTGCCCGTGGTTCTCGTGCCACCACTTGCGCCACACTTCACCCTTAGTCATGTTTCCTCCTTCAATATCAATGCGTCACCACGCAGTTTACGAATGTATTCACGAGACCGCCTTCCAACAAACTCTCCTTGAACAGTTTTGAAGGTTACCTCTGGGTAGCCACATCGGTTCTCAGCAATCATCTTGTCTTTGTATGTCGGTGTGCAGTCCTCGCAGTAGCCGTGCCCCGGTGTGGGGTGAGCCCCCCGCGCGGCGGCGACCCACAACTTAAATTCTTTGTAAGAATTAAAGCACCTTGGTGTTTCGTTTTTCTCTTTCATAGTTTGAACTTGCTAATCCAGTCCCGACCGTCCATCTGCGGTGCGAGCTTCTCGTGTTTCATGACCGCGCCGAGAGACAGCAACTCTTCCAGCTTTTTGTATTGGCCTCCGTAAGTTACCCAGCACTTGTAAAACGTGACGTGCGGTACGTACATCTCCCGCCCCACGTAGAAGCAGGGTTGCAGGGTTCTAGTTTCTTTGCGCTTAGTCATGTGAGCCTCCGGAACTGGCGATGCGTTCGCGTTCTATCTGGTCGTCAGCCCACTGGGCAATAAGAATTGCGGCGTGTAGATTCATGAGTTCGGTAAGCATCTCCTTTACGATAGCCTCCGCGTCATGGTGCTGGTTTGAGTTGAGCACGTCCTTTAGCTCAATCGCTAAATGCTCGATGTTAACCAACGGTTCACTCCAATCTTTCAAAGTCACTCTCCAGTTGTTCGCGTAAAACTTTTACGCTATTCACACAAAAAGAAAGGCCACCCGCAGAACGGATGGCCCTCAAATTTTTCTCCTGTAGTGCGGTAGGCTGGTTGTTGCCAGCCTTGCACTCGATACCTACGAAATGTCCATACAAACACGCAACGATGTCAGGCACTCCCGAGCGACCGTAGCCGCCCGTGACTGGCATGAAATAGTATGCGCCTAGTTCTTCAAGGTAGGCTATCACCTCCTTCTTTACTTTCCCTTCTGGTGTCAAGTAACTCTCCTAGATCTTCACCAATGAAGCCGTAGCGTGGGAGCCAATGACAATCAGCATCCCCTCGGAACCCAACCATCTTGGCATCATTCCCTGAGCCCAATTGCAACAGAGCGAGCTTACTTTGTATCACGTCTGGGAGGGACTCCATATTAGGGAAATCCCTAATTGTGGAGACGTAGCCTTCTGGTGTAGCAGAAGTCGGATCTTGCACGTAGGTGGTCATGCGATACAAGTACTTCCCGCCCGGCGGCAGAGCTTGCAGGATTACCTTAACAACTTCTAGAAGCGAACGCTCCATGCGTTGGTCTTGCACCTTGTCATACGTGGTCAGGTACTCGTCGATCTCTGGTTGGTCTGCGGCATTGATCTGTCCACGCATGAGCCTAGCCACAAAGTCATGCTTGTCAGAGTAGTAAAGACCTTGAACAAACTCGCTCAGCTTTCTGGTATCCACCGGGACAGACTTGTGGAGTACAGCATTGAAGCTGGAGTTGCATTGAGCTAACTGATGCTTGGAGTAGTCCAGCGGCGAGCGGAACGCCAAAAGATTTACGAGCTTCTCAGCTTTAGCCCTAGTGCTTGAACGCTTGACATCCGTGGGGGACTTCCTGTTCTCGATCTTAGAGCTACAGACCTCTGCTTGTAGCGCATCGCGCGAGCCTCCGTTGGGTTGATACAATCCAAGCGAACCCATAAGCATACCCGCTTGCAGGACGCAAATGCGTTCAGATCTGTGCATCTCGAAATAGATCGTAGGATCTGTGTACGTGACGCGCATAGCGTCGACCAACCAGAACAACGGCTCCTTCACGGCGTACGGGTAGTCTTTCTGATCTTTGTTCATCTCATTGAGGATCTCTTTGAACCCCACCTCCTTCAAAGAGGCGAGGGTAAAGTAGTGACGGTTTCTAACTTCGCGGACGATGATGCTCATGCTCTCTCTCCTTAGATTAAAATGCGAACTTGTTGAGAATGTCTTCGACCTGCGTACGAACGTCATGCCGCACGGCTTTGGAGTCACGTAAATCTTTTACAGATACACCGGCAAGGGCGGCGGCAAGTGATGCACGCGCGTTCTCCAACTGCGTGTCGTTGGTAATGTTCATACTGTCTAGCGTGTCAATAAGCTCGTTGGCCTTCTCGATCATGGATGCTTGGAAGATCTTGCGATCACCCTCCTCCCCATCAGTCAGCCTGTCGACCATGTGCTTGAGCACCGTGTGCAACCGTGACCACGCGTCGCCCATAGCCGCACCCACCTGCT